ATATGGTTGATTACTTAATGAATAACTCTTACATGAAAAGTCTACTGTTATGCAGTTTTCTGTTGTAAACCCATCAACTTCTGTTCTCATAGCAATAAAACCACCTGCATATGTGATTGGTGCAATTGAGTTACCAGATAAATCTGATACGGCAGAAGCAAATACAGTTGCTCCGAATTTTAAATCATTACCATAATGAAAAGGCTTGAACTGATAGTCTGGTGGAAAATAATTAGCCAGAACTTCAGCTGATGTTGCTCTAAAGAAGGTATCTACGTTAGACGTTTTATTTCCTTTAATGATATAATCTGGGTGAATATAACCATCTTCAAAAGTATATTTAAAATTGTAATTTTTAGATTCAGGAATAAAAGCATGAGAATCAACTAGATGCATTGATTCATTTGTATACTGAAAAATATATGAAAAAATTGCAAAATCATCATCAGAATATTTACCTGTAAACGCAATGTTATATTGATTATTGGTTTTATTATATGATATCTGAGGTTTAGATATTTCAGTTACATTAATATTAGCGCTCACGTCTGGTACTGTAGTTAATAAATAACCAGGTTTATTGAATGCTGATAATTGACCGGATCCTGAAGGAAATAGGGTCTGTTTTTTATTTGTATCTCTGTTAATCTTTTGTATTATAGGGTGTACTGATACTAAATCACCCCTACACGGTGTGCCTTGAGCAGACATAGAACTAACCGTACAGAGAAGGAAATCATCTGTGTCTTCAATAAACCAGTAATCTGATTGTTTAGGTTCAAACATTTAAATTATTTACTTTCTAATTATAAAAATCGATATCATATCTATCTAAGTGTGATACTGAAGGTCTTGCTACTGTAAATTTATCTCCATCGTAATTGTATTTCTCTGTAAATGTACTAGCAGATGTCTGAATATAAATAGTACTTCCGATGATATCTAGATTAGTAATCTCATTAGCAGAAATCGCGTTTTGGGCTGATGTAGGTAACTTCAAAAACACTCCACTTAATCTTTCATACAATGTATATATTTTCTGAGAATTAATATCTCTTACAAACGCGCTACCAGGTGTAGTATACGTTTCATCGTATACCGGTGTAACTGATGTAGTAGGATTATTGAGAGATGTTAATTCATATGTTGTAGTAAAGCTATTAGAAATCGCTAATGTGTTGAAAGGTACTTGAGTCTTAATAAAGAACCCCTGTACGAAATCTGAACTCTTACATGGATGATCAACAAACGGGCCTGCATCAACGTAGTGATCACCAGATAAACCACTTAACATCGCAGTATCAATTTCATCACAAGTAAATCCAGTTAATGGCGCAGAAAAGTTATTCGTACCAGTGCATGTCGATACATCATTAAACAACGATGTATCAAAGACTGCTGTTAAGCTGTCATATGTAGAAGGATCGGCTGCACTAATCGCACTCAATACTCCGTTGAAATACAGACCATCATAAAATGCGCATGAAGTCAGAGTACCAACAGTAGTAGCTGTTGTACTTATTATAAAACTAGAATCTCCATATCTCTTAGGACTAGTAGACTTATATAGAATAAACTCGTTACCGAAAATATCATTTTTAATCTGAGTAGCTGTATTATTTTTAATTAACAGGTCATTAAACCTTTCAGCTTCTGGGAATCTATTTAAGTTTTCCCTCTTATATACATCCGAGTTCTTCCAATCAATTTGATTTGAGCCATTCCAAAAGCTAATCTCATCTGTTACTTTGTTTATTCCAATTGGAGAATAGTCTAAGGAATTTTCTCTAGATTGATAGCCTGTACTCTTTAAAACTTTTTTATCAATAACATTAATGCTATTATTTTCGTTATTTTTTATCCAGTCGGTTTCCGCATTAAAGTTTATAGGTGCGTTCTTCTTTGAACTTGTTGCGCCTTTTCCAGGTTGTATTCTATAGGGATCTGGAATTATAAATTCCCCATCTAAAGCTGATAGATTTACATTAAAGCTTAAGTTCTTTGATAATGCTGTTGCAAGTCCAGTATTTCCGAAACTTAATTGATATGGTATTTTTTTCTTTTTAATTAATGAACCATAACTATCAACAGCTATCGGGTTATAAAATTTATAAAGATATGAGTTAGTATTTTCTGCTTCAAATATCTTATTAAGAGTATATTCTGTACTATTACCTGATAACTGATACACATCTGTACCTAAATATTTTTCTTTTAGTTTATCTGTAATATTTGCCAATAAATTATCAATTGTTTTATTTTCATTTGCAAAATATCTAACTGGTAGTCTTGACCAATCATCATATACTACATTTACACTTACTTTCGATTTAAAGGATGTTTTTAAATATTTCTTTTGGCCTTTATTAGATATCTTGAGTACTTGTAGTGTTTCTTTGGATTTATTTCTTATCGATTGTTTAAAATCTATTTTATTTAAAGAATCAATGATAGCTCCAGACTCGTCTCCTATAGTATTATTAGAAGCATATTGAATTAAATTTATTTTTATTTTATTACTTATCTCTGTAGTATTAAAAGAAGTCACACCTGCAAGAGTTTTGAATTTTTCTTGCTTTAGTAGTCTCATTAAATGAGCTTTCAAATATTTTGTTACACCTTCTGGAGAAGCTTTTAAATTATTTTTTGTAGGTGTGAATTTTATTTCATCTCTATACTCAATTGTTCTATTAATCTCATTATTTAAGTTTATAGTAAAATAATGAACTGCGAGATCTAACTCGTAGGGATCGTCATAATCTATTTGATCGAGATATAATTTAATATCTGAATTTATATTCGTGAGCTCTATATTTTTTAAGAACTCTTTGTATATATTTGAACGGTAATTAGAGTCATCAGTAGTCTTTGTAGTTTTGAACTCCTTCCATTCAATAAGATAGTTATTGTACAACGCTGATAATTTATCAATATTAACAATATCTCTATTATATTGTTTGTATTCTTTTAAAGTGTATGGTTTTAATGTATCTAGGTTCATTAAAGCTGTAATCCTTCTCTAATTTGTTTATCAATATTTCTATATGCTATACCGTATGTATTTTTCCAAGATGATAAAGTTGATACAGATGTACGTAAAGTACTATTTGTATTATCGTAATCTGTAACATTGTTCTTTCTAGTATTAGAGTAATTGCTTATATAAGGGTAAAAATCATATATAATAGAAAGATCAGTACCTGTTACTGAAGTATCAAGAGGCCAGCCCCAGTTTGCTGATAAATTAAAATTACTTAGTGGGTATTGACTTGTAGTACCAGAATCTATAGTAGTGGTAGGTACATTCATTGGTTCAATTAAAATATACTCATTATTAAACTTCTGTCTCGCTACAAAATTAGTACCTGCTGTAACTGTATAAGTTGTAGTGTCAATTGGATTGTTTAAATCTACATTTACAGCATATGCAGAATTACTAGAATAGAATGTATCAAAACTAGTATCAAACTTTTCATCCTCACCAGTAAATCGTTTCAATCTAATTGATAGTAAATCGAATAACCGCTGAAGGTCAGGAGGAGCTGTAGTTGTTATAAAGTTTGCTTCTTCATTAATTAAGCTATAAAACTTATTTAAATTAGACATACTACAAAGATCAATATCAGAATTATTAATAACAAAATTACTAATTTTCTCAAATATTGTTTTACCGTAGGTTGTTGGTCTACTACTTAATGTACCAACAATAGAACCAATTACACCGTCAAATAGTTCATCATAGTCGTTTAAGAAACTCTGAAATCTGTAACTCTTTAATGTTTCAGCATAATCAAAATTCTCATTAACTTTATATAAGTCATTATTCTCTGCTGAACTACTTACAAAGAATGTATATAAACCAGTAAGTGTCCCGGTTGGAAACTTACCACTAACAGAAAGGTAATTAGTACCTATATTGGTAGGGGTATAATTTATATATGCAAATGAACTTAAATATGTTGAACTCAAAGATGAGCTGTAAGGATATTTATCTGTACTAACACTACTTAAATATGTAGAACTAGATGCAGATAGACCAGAGTTTGTTGCGACAGTAGCATCGAATGAATAAGTACTACCAGCAGCATAGTCTGTACTATTAAAGTAAAACTGCGGGTAATACTTAAGTATATTACCGTCTGAGTCAGCAGCTGAAGCAAACACTTGAAATTTATCTCCTTGCTTTTTGTACTTTGGCATTGACATACCTCGTAATCCAGTACTTGTAAAAACTATCTGAGAAGCTTCCTGAGCGAGAGGTGTAACATTAAGAGTTGCAATATTACTCTCCATAAAATTCATCTCTGAAAGATTGATATTAGTATCAATATCATTAATGAAGAAATCCGGTAGTGAGTGTCTCGATGTATCTAAAGCGGCTATAATCTTACAAGTAGAAGGTAAATCATCATAATAGTATATCGAAGTTTCCCCTTTCGCATACATTAACTCTGCTCCTGATAAACTACTATCTACATTTTCTATAACATTCCCACCGCTAAGAACACAATATACTGGATCTAAATTAAGAGTTATTTTATTGCTACGTACAAATTTATTGTATCTTGTATAAAAAGCTCTGAAAGGTAACAAGAATGCATATTTATACGTTTCATCATATGGTTTACTTTTACTCCCGCTTGCAGTAAAATAAATTGTATTACCAGCTGGATTATAATCTTGCCAGCTAACACGCGTGTTTACTGTAATTTTGTTGTCTTGATCCAGACCACCAGCTTTGATTCCTTTAGCGCTTATATTTTCAGCTAGAGTCAATCTTGTACTTTTGAGATTATACACACTTACTGTTTGAGTTAGTGAGTTGAGAAATGCATCTCCATTCTCATCGTATAAAAATAAATTAACCGTATAATTACCTGGGTGTTTATAACAGTGAGTGGGTTGTAGAGGTGTATCTGCGCTTAATGTATTCCCGTCTCCGAAATCCCATACTACATTTACTTGACTCAGTCGAGTATAGAAATACTGTGCCATATCTCCGGTAATAATAGGAGTGAATGTAAAGTCAGTTAACTTAGTATATCCACTAAGAGCCGATGGGGTCACTGTCAACGGTATAGTAACCCTATTTATACAACCTGAATTTTGACTAGATGTAGACATTAATATTCAATTACTGTTTTTGATTTAGCTACTGATTCAACTATAATTTTATCTTTTAACGCTTCAAAATTTTCTATATAAGGTATTTGGAAATATTTTAAGTTAAGATTAGAATCTATAATCTTTAAATCCCTACCACTATAAATCGGATTATATACAGCTAAATTAAGACCATTCCTACTTATACCAGTATCTTCTCTATATGTATATAAACTCTCTACTCCTTCTAAGCTTGCTATATCAGAGTTTAAAGTCTGTATGTCTATAGTTTTACCTAGTTTAGCAGTGTCGAAATAATTCTTAAGTATTGTAGCAACTTTATTTTTTATGGTGTTATCATTTATAATAACATTATTATTTCTCTGAATTACTAACTTAGTATAATCTGTATATTCTAATATATTAGGTTCATTAGAGCTCTTTGCTATAAAATCAATATTTAAATAAACAGGATCAATAAACGAAATTTCACCATTCATTAGTTTATACTTCCTTAATTGAAATATAATCTCATTTTTCAAAGCTGGTGACATATAATTTGATCTTGTGACAACAGAGTTACTCTTTTTAAATTTAGGTATAATAGTTAAGTATAGATTATTGACATTAAAACTATCTGAATACTCATATTGATTAAATAGTGCGTTGTTAAATCCTGTGTAATCTGATAAACCTAAATCATCTTTAATATACTTCTGAAAAATATTAACATAATCAGAGTTATTACTTGCTTTAACATCGTATATTAAATTTTTAAAATTACGAGTTACATAATTCTCATAATCAGGTTTAGTTATAAGTTTATATTCTGAACTGAAAAACTTAGGAGCATTACTTCTAATCTCTTCTACAGTTTCTTCTTCACTAAAACTGGTACTAGCTTCATTATTAGTAGCAGTTACTTCTGTACTTTGATTAACAGTAAGATATGTTAATGTTTTATCTTTTGTATCAGTGAATATTTGATCGTATTTTGTAGTATTAAAAACATTAAGAGTAGAATCACTAAAGTTATTTTGAGATATCTCACCCTCTGAACCAGTAGAAGATATATAATAAACTGCTATTGTATTACCTGCTGTAAGTCTCTTGCCATTTATATTATTTCCGAATTTGATTTCGTAATTTTTATTTTGATTCAACCTACATTCAAAAACCCTATCATTAGAATTACTCAAATATAATGAAGGTACTCTATTATACTCATACCACTTAGTCTCATCACCATCTGTTTCTTGTACGAATATAGTAACGCTAAAATGATCTACATTAACGTTATCACCAGGTAAAAGATTTACTACCTCGAAATCTTCCCCAACAGCTACTACATTAGGGTACTCTCTATATTTACCTTCATAGAATAATGTATTATCTATAGCTGATAGAGTCTCGGTTGCTGATGTTGTTTTTCGGAATGTTATATTACGATTACTAGAATATGTCTTTCCGTTAGCAGTAGTAAATGAAAATCTAGGTATCGTATAATAACCTGTAGATAAGTTACTAGAGCCCTTTAAAACCATAGGAGCAATAGCTGTTTGTTTACCTATTGGCTTATAATCAATGAGTTTAACTATACGATTCATATTCTCGTATAATTGAACGTCAGAGAATGAACTCTCAGAACTTGTTTGATTAAGATAGAATAGTAGAGTATGGAAAGAATAAGAAACAATATCAATTATTGCGTTAAGGTTACTTCCCTCGAAATTCTGATCAGTAAATGAAATTGAGCTATTATTATTAAGTCTATCAATAATAAGATCTCGCATGCTCTGAGCATCAAAAGATGCATAGCTATTAACTGGTAAATTAAATTCTGTAATATCTGCCATAATCAGTTGTATCTAAATCCTTGAGTATCTAATACTCCTTTTATATCTGTGTATAAATTATTTAATTCCGGAACAGTAATACTCATAGTTACAATGTATTCATTATTATTCTCTTTTGCTACTATATCTATAGAGTTTAAAATTACTCTGGGTTCATATAGGGGTAATTGTTCTAAAACAGCATTACCTATTTCTCTAGCTGTTTCTTCTGAAATAGGTTCAAATAGATATTGACTTAAATCCAGTCCAAATGCAGGATTAAGAATCTTCTCACCTGGTTTGGTGTTGAAAATGTTTCTTATAGATGTTTCTATTGCTCTAACATCATAATCTATATTTACATCTTTTAATTGTGTACCAGGAT